GGACAATGTTGATTATTACAACATTATAATTACTTTTTGAATATTGATCCAAAAAAAATTAAGTTGAGTAGTTGCGATGATATATATATTCAGTATTCCAATAATTTACATGTTTGAATATTTATGGAACTAAACCTTACATACTAATTTTAGAAATAGAGATTTGATAAGTATAACAAATTGAACAATGTTGATTATTACAACATTCTTATTGAATATTGATCCAAAAAAATTAAGTTGGTGAATATTAAGTTGAGTAGTTGTGATGAAATATATATTCAGTATTCCAATAATTTACATATTTGAATATTTCTACAAATAAACCTTCCATACTAATTTTAGAAATAAGGATTTGATAAGTATCACAAATTGAACAATGTTGATTATTACAATAGTCTAATTACGTTTTGAATATTGATCCAAAAAATTAATTTGGTGTATATTAAGTTTCGTAGTTGTGATGATATACATTTGTTTCCAACAATGAAATATATATATTCAGTATTCCAATAATTTACATGTTTGAATATTTCTGGAAATAAACCTTCTATACTAATTTTAGAAATAGGTATTTGATAAGTATCACAAATTGGACGATATTGAACACCAGTAAGTTGATTATTACAATATTCTAATTACGTAATTAGAATGTTGATCCAAAAAAATTAATTTGGTGAATATTAAGTTGAATATTTTCGATGACCTACATTTGTTTCCAACAATCATATCCAAACCTACACATTTGAATATCATCCACATCTATTAAATCATTATACCAATAATTTTGCCAAATTTTCTGAATTTTTGTAACTTGTTTATTTTTATATATTTTATTAATTTCATTCAATCCATGGATTATCCTATTTTTATAAATATATTTTGGTTTGATAATAATATCACACCAAAACACTGATGGAATATATAATAAATATTTAAGTTTTTTGATTTGATTATTACGGCAAAATAATTGATTAACACTATTTACCAGATATTGAAAACTAGTAATTTGATTATTACTACAATATAATACAGTAACACTACTTACCAGATGTTGGAAACTAGTAATTTGATTATAATTACAAGATACTAGGGTAACACTATTTACCAGATGTTGAAAACTGATGATTTGATTATTATTACAATATAATTCAGTAACACTACTTACTAGATGTTCAAAACTGATAATTTGATTATTATTACAATATAATTTATTAATACTATTTGGGATATGTTGAAAAGTACTAATTTGATTATTATTATATTCTAAGTTAATAACATTATTTGGTAGATGTTGAAAAATGATGATTTGATTATAATTACAATCTAAATTAGTAACACTATTTACCAGATGTTGAAAACTGATGATTTGATTATTATAACATCCTAAGTTAGTAACACTATTTGGCAGATGTTGAAAACTGATAATTTGATTATTACTACAATATAATTCAGTAACATTATTTGGCAGATGTTGAAAAGTAGTAATTTGATTATTATTACATTATTTGGTAGATGTTGAAAACTAGTAATTTGATTATTACTACAATATAATTTAGTAATACTACTTACCAGATATTCGAAACTAATAATTTGATTATTAAAACAGTTTAATACATTAACACTATTTGCCAGATGTTGGAAACTAGTTATTTGATTATTTTCACAATGTAAGTAAGTAACACTATTTGGTAAATATTGGAAACTAATAATTTGATTATTATTACAATATAATTTATTAACACTATTTGGCATATATTGGAAACTAGTAATTTGGTTATAATCACAATATAAGTTAATAACACTACTTACCAGATGTTGAAAACTAGTGATTTGATTATTATGACAATATAAGTCAGTAACACTATTTGGTAAATTTTGAAAATCAGTAAATTTATTATTATTACACTCTAATTTAATAACACTATTTGGCATATTTTGGAAACTGATAATTTGATTATTATTACAGTCTAATATAATAACACTATTTACCAGATGTTCAAAACTGATGATTTGATTATTATTACACTCTAATATAATAACACTATTTGGAAGATGTTTAAAATTTGTGATTTTATTATTATCGCAATATAATTTAGTAACACTATTTGGAAGATATTGGAAATTTGTGATTTGATTATTATCGCAATATAATTTAGTAATACTATTTGGTAGATATTGGAAACTAGTAATTTGATTATACTCACAAATTAATTTAGTCACTTGTCCACCAATTATGTTTTGAATATTAATCCAATTAATTTGATCAAAACTTGTAATATGTGTAGTTATTATATACTTCATTTTTTTATTTTGAAATATAACAATAATATGTTTCACATTTATCAATCTTATTCAATTACCATATTTTTTACAACATCGGTTAATCAATTTACGATTTTTTAACATATTCCAAATAATGATACTCAATTATATTTTTGGTGTGATATTAAAATTGATTCACGATTTTCAACATATTATATTTATTTGTAAAATTATTCTGGAATTTTAATTCATAAAAAAAATTATATTATATTTATTCTGTTATGTTTATTTTTAGAATTATTCTATCATATTTCTAAAACTATTATGGCATGTTTCACACGCTCTACATATTAATTGATCAAACTCATTAATATATGAAACTATTTTTATGTTATTATATCCAATATAATCAATATTAAATTCAACATTTCAAACACATCAATCTGATTAAGTATATTATATTTTTATTATTATATCAATATATTTATTATTATAACTCATTGATAACCATTTAATATAATTAATAATTTCAACATTTGTTTTATTATTTAGTAAATCAATACCCAATTTACCTAAACTATATTCAGTACTATTTTGAATTAACTTTAACACATCTGATTCATGAAACCATGTATGATGTTCTTCATAATATTTTAAATATGTGTACCATACATGATCTACATTTGGATTTTTAAGTTTTAATAATCGAGATAAAGGTAAAATTTCGGTACCATCATGATGTGTGGTTAATAAATCATTGATTTTTATATCTACTTTAGCATAAATATATATTTTTTCAACGGTGACAACACAAAAACAATTAGGTGTTATAGAATGACTGAATAGACTAGACTTATCAAATAATGCTTTCCCGATTTCAGATATATAAATTCCATCTATATTATACACATTTGATCGACAAATATTAACCATTCGTTTCATGTTATTTACACTCATACCATACTTCTGACTTGTTTCCCTAATTTGTCTTTCTGGAACATCGCATTTTACTTTAATTGGTAAATGCGAAATTTTAGAATATACATTTTTATCATTGTGTAATAAAACATACGGAAATCTCAAATCCATTGGTATATTGTCTAATTCTCCATGATATGTTTTATAAAATGTATCATCTTTTTTGGTTGATTCATATGTACAACAAACAACTATACTCCGTTCGGTGAAGATTAAATCTCCTGACTTATAATTTGATGTTGAATATATCTTTCCATTTTTCACTTCCATTTACCCACTTTAATACAAAAATTTTATTTTTCAATTTTTACGAAAAATCACCAAACTTTTATTAAGTGTGTGATACTGGGATATTTGTTGGGTGTTTTGATAATGAAATGTTGTTAATAATTATCAAGTGATAAGTATATATCTTTTTGTTGTATATCAACATGATTATATATTGCTCAAGCTGCGGAATACCCATTAGTCAAGTTAAACTTGAATGTCATCTATACTCTTGTACTGACTGAGGGTACAATTGGTTCAGTCAATCCATCAACAGAAGATAATAATGCAGCCGCATCACGGAAAGGAGATAATAATAATGTTGTCGTACTGTTTAATTCATTTTTTAATAAACTTGCGTCTGCCATAAATAGAAGATCAACATCATCTTCATTTTTCAAAAGTACTTCAAAATTATTTCCTAGTGCGTTTGGCGTATATACAAATTTTAGTGTATAGTATACCAAGGTGGTAATATTTTGATTAAACATTTCAAATTTATACTCATTATTATTTGCAGTAAACTCATAATTTGCATTAGACTGTTCATTTGAACTAACACTTTGACTAATTTGATTAGTATTAGTTTGTGTCATACCCAATTTATCACGGAAAATAAATAATCCACTATTGAGTACTCCAAATGGTTGAATATCTCCAAAAGTAAAATTAAAAAAATATACTGTTATTTACTTGCTCCATTAATGGTTCTATATTCACTTTTCATATCAATTATATATAGTATTTTTTACATTCAACATACCATCATATTGTATTCATAATTTTATCATTGCCACATTTCATAATATATTATTAATTTAGTTGATTAGATATATTAAATATACTATTTGAAATATTAAAATTTACCTTGGTAAGTAAAGATAATCCTACTTTGTAAGAACTCAAATCATCAAGGTCAGTTATAAATATATTTGGAAATGAAAACCTAACCGAATTTTTTGATACTATCGTATCAATATTTTGCGTTATTGATGTACTATAAAAAACAGTATTATTGAAATTCTTGACATATATCGTTAATGTTACATCAATAAAAATGGGTAAATTAGGAATATCAAATTGTAACGATACGTGTATATCACCATTTATGTTAATAAATCTAGTATTATTAATAATAACCTCAAAATTTTTAGGAATTGGTGTAATATCGGCATTAAATGTAGGTTCATTCATTGTATCCTTATCAGAAATAAATAAAACATTAGGTGTAGGAGAACTGGTAATGTATTCAATGTTTGTAAGAGTAAATTTATATCTATTAACAATCGGTTGTGTGAATATAAAATAATCTAATAATCGGATATCTGTTGAATTCCAAAAACATGTTAAGTTATCGTATGTATATACATAATTTCCGTACATATATTTTTGATTATTAGTTATAATCCTAACACATTTTGTACTACTAAAAACTTTATATAAAATTTTAGTTACAATATCAAAAAATAAAAATTTATCTGGGACTCCTATAATAAATTCACCTATCCGTGGATTATAAATTTTAAAATTAGAATTCAATATGAATATATCATTAGACACATTTTTAGATACACTATTTAAATCGTTGGTAATATATCCAATATAGTTAATATTTGGCATTTCGGTTCGTTTTATAATGTAAAATTTTTATTTTAATATTTTTTTAATGTTAAGTTAAAAATTTGGATATATGGTGACAATATAAAAAATGTGTTAAATAAATAAATAAAAATATAAAAAAATGAATAATTTAGAAGTAATTAATCAGAAGTTATCTTTGATAACGGGGTTGAAGTATGATACGGATATTAGAAATCAATTATCCTGTTTATTAACGAGTCTTAATATTGATATATCAAATGAAATATATGAACCAATCGAGGAGTTATTAACATATGAGAATAATCAGGAAATAGTAGATTTTAGGAATTTTAAATTTAATGATAGTGGTATGTATGTGTGGAGAGGGGATATTTGTCAATTGAATGTTGACTCGATAGTCAATGCGACTACCGACCAGATGTTAGGATGTTTTGATATTAATCATGAATGTATTGATAAAGTAATCCACACTCGGGCAGGTCCAAGATTGAGGATGGAATGTCGGAAAATAATTAAGAATAATAAAAAAAAAGTTATAGTAACACATGGCTACTGTTTACCATGTAAATATGTGATTCATTGTGTTGACCCAATTTATCAAAAATCAAAAAATCCAGATCAAGTATTGATTAATTGTTACAAATCAATATTAAAAATGGCTAATAATTATCAAGTGACAAGTATAGCTTTGTGTTGTATATCAACCGAATTTCCTATTAATCAAGCTGCTGAAATAGCCATTAATACGGTTAAAACTTGGATATCATCACATTCATCAACAATTAAATCAATTATATTTTGTGTATATACATCTGAAAATGAAGCAATATACCAAAATATGATTTGATTAATACATTTGGTATACTTATTCATGGTATTGGATAGTATTAAAAAATAAATCAGACAATGATTAGTTACAGTATATATCAATTTAATGATTAAGAATAATATTTTAAATGGTGAATGGTATTAAAATGTGAATATACATATTTTATTTTTTAATTAATTTATCATATTAATTAAAAATTATTTCTGGTATGTTTATTTATTTGACAAATATGGTATCTTTATATTTAATTAATTTATCATCATAATTAAATATAATTTTAGAATGTTTATTTCTAAAATTATTCTGGAATGTTTTTTTATAGAATAAATTTGGCATGTTTTTTTATATAATAATTTATCCATAAAATAATTATATTATCTTTATTTTTATAATTATTCTGCCATGTTTTTTTTCTAGAATTATTTTATCGATAAAATAATTATATTATCTTTATTTTTATAATTATTCTGTCATGTTTTTTCTAGATTATTTTATCGATAAAATAATTATATTATCTTTATTTCCAGAATTATTCTGATATGTTTTTTTTTATAATAATTGTATCGATAAAATAATTATATTATCTTTATTTATAAAATTATTATTGTATGTTTTTTTCTATAATAATTCTATCGATAAAATAATTATATTATCCCTATTTCTAAAATTATTCTGGTATGTCTTTTTTCTATAATTATATTTATTTCTAAAATTATTCTGGTATGTCTTTTTTAGAATAATTTCATCGATATTAAAAATATATTATATTTAATTCTAAAATTATTCTGGGATGTTTTTTCTAGAATAATTTTATTATCTTTATTTCTAAAATTATTCTGGGATGTTTTTTTGTATAATTATATTATCTTTATTTCTAAAATTATTCTGGGATATTTTTTCTATAATATTTTTATCGATAAAATAATTATATTATCTTTATTTCTAAAAATTATTATGGGATGGTTTTTTCTAGAATAATTATTTTATCTTTATTTCTAAAATTATTCTGGTATGTTTTTTTTTCTAGAATAATTTTTTTTCTATAATTATATTATCTTTATTTTTAAAATTATTCTGGAATGTTTTTTTCTATAATAATTTTATCGATAAAATAATTATTTGTAAACAAAATATAATGATCAAATTTTTGTATATTTACAATATCAATAATAAATTGGATATTATTTTTATCTAGAATAATATATTCCTC